GACTGAACTATATGGCGAAACTTACAGCTCTACTTTAAGCGATGGCACAACTCTTTCTAAGTCGGTTACAGATATTTTTGGAGATAGATCAGCAATAGCATTATATCAATTTGAAAACTCAGCAAAAGATACTGGAGGAGCTTCTGGTTATTATGGTGAGGGGGCTATATTTAATGGTAGTAGTAGTCATATAGATATACCCTCTCCAATACCTTACACTAATACTGATTTTAGTTTTACTGGCTGGTTTTACTTAAATTCCTCATTTGGCAGTGGTTATAAAACTATTATTGGTGCTGGTGACAAGACCAATGGCGAAGGGATTATAAGACTTCTAATTAGATATAGTAGCTCAAATAATTATACAATTGAGCCAGTTAGAGCCTTTAGTGGTAATTCATATTATACAGCTACCTCTAATTACACTGCACAAACAATAAACGAAAAAACTTGGTTTCATATTGTATATACTTATACAGCATCTTCAAAATCAGCAAATATTTATTTAAATGGCAGCCTAGCTTCATCAACAAATTTGACGACTACCTCGACAGATCTTACTAATTCTGGCGTATTAGCTTTAGGTCAATATAGGGATTCAAGTAGTGGTTACTGGGATGGCAAAATGGATGAAGTTAGAATTTATTCAGACGTTTTGACTTCTGACGAAATAGGATATATATATAATAATACTACTGCTTCAATTCCTACAGACAATTTAGAGGCTTATTATAAATTTGAAGGTAATGCTCAAGACGAGCAGCAACAATATGACGGAACTTCTACAGATGTAATTTATAGATATGATGGCACTTCAAGTAATGTAAGTTTTCAAGGTAGTACGAATTTTACGCCAGACTGGATATGGTTGAAATCAAGAACAGAGGGGACTTCTTCTTACACTGGTAATCATTTCTTATACGATTCTGTAAGAGGTGTATTGAAAAGAATTAAATCTAATAGTCAAGACTCCGAAACTACATTTAGTAATTCATTGACCGCTTTTAATTCTAATGGGTTTACAGTCGGCTCAGCTATTCATGTAAACGAATCAAGTGATCTTTATGTGGGTTGGTGCTTCAGAGGCGGGGGGTCATCTGATACCTTTAATATAAATGATACCGGATATAGCACAGCTTCAGCCGCATCACTTGACGGTGGTCAAGCTACGCCTTCTGGTGCAAGTATTAATACAATATCTGGCTTAGGTATTTATAAAGTAAATACTACTACAGCTGCAAGAACTATGTCACATGGTCTACCGAGTACGCCAAAGATGTATTTTTTAAAAGCTACTGGAAAGTCACAGAACTGGTATGTGTTCGCTTACGATGGCTCTAATTGGAAATTTGGTAATCTAAATAGTAGTAGTGGATTTAGTACGACAACGACTTACATAGCCGATGCTTCAAATATTGTAGTAGGTGCTGGTGGCTCAACTACTGAGATCGTTTACGCTATGTGTGACATAAGTAATTTTCAAAAAATCGGCACATATACTGGAAATGGTGATTCAATAGGTGCAATAGTCCAAACAGACTTTGAGGTTGGATGGCTTTTAATAAGACAAATTTCTGGCAGTGGTAACCACTGGGTAATAAAAGATAACAAAAGAAGTAGAACAAATCCAAGACAAGAAAGACTTAAAGCAAATAAGAGTGATGCTGAAAATACTGGTGCTGACGTAGATTTTTTAAATAACGGATTCCAAATAAAATCAGCATCTAATGAAGTAAATGGCGACACTGAAACATATTTGTATTGGGCAATAGCTACTGACCCTTCAACTGCCGCTACGCCTACTGTTACTAAATCTTTTGATGTAGTTACATGGACTGGAGACGGTAGTAATAGAGATATAGAATCAGATATTGCACCAGATTTAGTCTGGGGTAAAAGGCGAGATAATTCAATAGGAAATACAAACCATTTTCTATTTGATAGTTTAAGAGGCGTTGAATCTAGATTAATGAGTAACAGTAATTCGGCTGAAACTGTAATATCAGATGAAGTAACTGGATTTAATACAAAAGGGTTTTCTGTCGGTATAGACCCTAGTACAAACGGAAGTAGCGGCTCTATGGTTGCTTGGCTTTGGTCAGCTGGTAGTCACGAAGGTAATTTACCCACTGCAAACACAGACGGAGGGGTAAAAAGTACTATAAGCGTTAATGCTGCCGCTGGTTTCTCTATATCTAGAGTGCTTTGCCCTTCTAGTGAACAAGATTTTAACTGGGGTCATGGTCTTGGAGTTAAGCCAGATATGGTGCTAATGAAAACAATAAATAGATCTGGTAACTGGTTTTTTTGGCATAAAGACTTAACAGCTGAACAAAATTATCTTTATTTAAATGCAAATTATAGTGAAGGCTATTTAACACAAGACGCTAGAATATGGGGAAATCAATCATTTACGTCTACAACTGTTAGCACCAGATCAAATTATACATTTTTAAACGATGACAATGTTATTTGTTATAGTTGGGCTGAAATTTCTGGTCATTCTTCAATAGGGTCTTATACTGGTAATGGTAATTCAACTGGTACTATTGTTTATACAACAGATGACGGTACTTCAAGCGGAAATAATGGATTTAAACCTAGATTTTTACTTATAAAATGTATCAATTCAAGTGGTACTAATTGGAGAATTATTGATAGTATGAGAGATAAAACAAATCCCAGATCAAATTATTTTAATGCTGATACAGCTGAGCCAGAAGAAACTGCATACGATCAAGTGGATTTCTTAGATAATGGCTTTCAACTTAGAACTACTGACACCTCAATTAATGGTAACGGTAATACTATGATATATTATGCAGTAAAATAATGGAAGATTTAAGAACAATAGGATTAACGATTTTGGCGCTTTTGATAAGTATGGGTGACGTTATGCCAGTGCTACAAATTATAAGTCTATTGTCGGCTAGTGTATATTCAATTATAGGTATTGTAAAACGATTAAAGAAGTAAGATTATGAACGTAAAAAATGGCGCAGCTCGTGATATAAGACATTTTAGCGGCTCAGTTTTTGTCTTTGTGCTAATAGTAGTTATATTATTTTATTTGACTAAATATACTATACCAAAAGAAAATTCATCTATCGTAAATACTTTAATAGGTATGATCGCAGCCAGCGTGGCTATGGTCATTTCTAGTATTACTGGTCAGAAAAAAGATGAAGAAAGACAGCTCAAGGAGCAAATAGAAAAAAAGGATATGCAAATAGATTTTCTAGTAAGAGAAAAAGACAGACTAGAAGGAATGATAATAGACCTACAAAAGCAAATCCTAGAAAATTACGACAACACTTTAGATCGAGTTTTACTTTCAGAGAGTCTGAAGTATGATCTAAAAAATAACCCTCCTAAAAACAAACAAAAATGATTGACTTTTTTAATAACATAAAACAGAAAATAAAAAGCTATGTAATTGTCAACTGGTTAAGCGAGAGTATCTTTGATAAGGGTAAAATTATCTTTATGGGAGTAGTATTATTCTTTTTACTTGTTAAGATAATCCATGCTATTGTAACGTAAAAACAAAAAAATATATTCACTATATTTGTATTAAATTTAAAATATAAAAAATGCCTACGACTGGAGTATTTAACGGAACAAATTTATTATTAAAGGTAGAAGGTGCAACGCTTGGACATACAACAAGCTGTACTTTGAGCTTATCAAATGATTTACCAGAAGCAACTAGCAAAGATAGTAGCGGCTTTCAAGAAGTGATTGCTGGAGTTATGAGCGGTGAAATTTCTTTTGAAGGTCTTGTAGCTTATGACGATGCTAGTAATGCAGTGGAAATGGCTGATTTTCTTTTAGCTAGAACTCAGATCACTTGCGTTTTTGGTACTGCGCTGACTTCTGATGAGATTTACACTGCTGAAGGCTTCTTAAATAGCGTTGAAATGAGCGCTGAGTCAGAATCCCCAGTAACATACAGCGGCTCAATTACGCTTACTGGTGCTATCACTAAGTCTACAAATCCTTAATAAGATTTAAACATTATGGCAAACAAAAAAAGAGGGTATTACACCTTAGATATTGGTGGGCGTAAGAGAACGCTACACTTCTCCATGAACTTTTGGAGCGCATTTACTGAACAATTAGGCTTACCGCTGGATAAAATAGGTACTATTTTTGAGGGCGGTATTTCTATTAATGGTATTAGAGCTTTAATTTATGCTGGATTACTTGCATACGACCAAGAGGAAGGCAACGAAATAGATTACAATCTTTACAAGGTCGGCTCATGGTTAGATGAAGTTGATGCTAGCGAATTAGAAAAGATTACTAATACTATGCTAGAATCTAAAATTCTAGGCAACGATCTTAATGTAGGCATTAAAAGAAACTCTGTTTCTGAGGGAAAGAAGTAGCCGACTCCCTAACTTGGGAAACGATACTAGATTATTACATAGGGCAAGTCGGCATAGACCCAGATAATTTTTGGCGTTATACTTGGGCTGAAAATCAGAGGCTAGGTGAATCTTACACTATAAAACAGAATCTCAGCTGGGAGCGTATGAGGTATTTAGCAACCATGATACATAATGTAAATGTCACTAAAAGGCAAAATATGCTTAAGCCTCAGAATCTTTTTACCCTTCCTCAAGACAATATCAAAAGAATTATTAAGCCTAAAAGCACAAAAGAGCAATTTTTACAATTTAAAAAGGTTTGTGAAGATGCTGGCATAGAATTTTAACAAGACTATTTTTTGTAATTTTGTGACATGGCAAATATATTAGAAGTAATTTTAAAAGGTGATGCTAAACACCTAAACACCTCACTAGGTAAGGCTAGTAGAAATCTTAAAAATTTTGGCGACAGAGCTACTAACTTAGGTAAAAATTTAACTCTTAAACTTTCAGCTCCCTTAGCACTTGTAGGCGGTAAAGCTCTTAGCTCAGCTATGAACTTTCAGAAACTGCAAACTCAATTAGATGTACTTACTGGAAGCGCTGAAGCTGGTGCTGTCGCATTTCAGAAGCTCGTTAAATTTTCAGCTGGGACACCTTTTCAGCTTGACGATCTAGTAAGAGCTAATAATACGCTTATGGGCTTTGGTGTAAGTGCTGAAGATGCTTTTAGGCATTTACAGTCTATTGGAGATATTGCAGCTGTTTCTGGAGGTGACCTTCAAGGTATTTCAGTTGCTTTTGGTCAAGTAGCCGCAGCTGGTAGACTAATGGGTCAAGACTTACTCCAGCTTATAAATAATGGCGTACCTATTATAGATATGCTAAGTAAGTCTATGGGAGTAGCAAAATCAGAAATCAAAGATATGGTCTCTGAGGGCGCTGTTACTTTCCCAGTGCTTATAAAGGCTTTTGAAGAAGCTACTGGCGCTGGTGGTAAATTTGAGGGAGGTATGGAAAAGCTCTCGCAAACTTTAGGAGGTGTATTTTCTACATTAAAAGATAATTTAAATATAGCTTTTGCTGAATTAGGAAAAGAGATTGTAAATACTTTTGATCTAACTAATAACGCTAACGAGTTTATAGATTTTATTAGAAATCTTACTGAGAGTTTTAAGAATTTAGAGCCTAGTACCAAGAAAATTATTATCGGTATTGGTGGTCTAGCGGTCATAATACCACCAATCATAGTAGTATTAGGTACGTTAGCAAGCTCCATAGGTACACTTATTGGCGTTTTTACTTCTTTAAATATTGTAACTGGTGGATTATTAATAGCATTAGGTCTTTTAGTCACTGCCTTTACAACAATAGCTAAGCAAAAAGTATTAACAGACACAATAGCAAATCTCAACAAAGAACTAGAAGAAAATAAAAAACTTGTAAAGGAAGTAGCTGAAGAAAATGAAAAAGGCGTACCAGCTGTTTTAAAATTAGAAAAAGCTGAGAGAGAATTACTTAAAACCGAATTAAAACTACTTAAAGCGCAACAAGACAAAGAGCAAGGGCTTATAGCAAATCTTTTAGGTATTGAGTCAGAAGAATATAAAAGACTTTCAAAACAAATTCAGATAACTGAAAACAAAATTTTAGGTCTTGACAATGTTATAGGTCTTTACGAAGAATCTCTAAAAAGCAATAATAAAACAACAAAAAAAGCTGTACAAAATAACAAGCAAGTAGCTGAGTCATTTAAGAAGGTAAAAGACGAAGTAACTTTTGCAAAAGAGGCTTTTAGTCAAGTTTTGGGTAGGACTCAAGAACTATCTACAGCATTTAAAGAGGCTTTTCCAAAACCAGAAGAAATTTTCGACCCAAATACCGTAGCTGTTATTGATGAACATTTTGCGGACATTGAAGAGGATTTAATGGCGTTTACTCAAAAGACTAGAGAGCAAATGCAAAAAGCAGCC